CTAGCTGGAATGGTGGCCCAAAGCAACTGCATGATTGTTGAAGAACTCTCCGATCTGAAACTATATGTAGTTAATAAGCTGGTGGCAGAGATCGAAAACGCGAAAGACCCCAAGGCACGCATATCTGCGCTGTCAAAACTGGGTGAAATCGATGGGGTAGACGCATTTAAGAAGCGGTCTGAGATCACCCACAAGGTGCAAAGCCTTGAAGAGGTCGAGAAAGAGCTACTTGAGACCCTAAATATGCTTGAAGATCAGGTTATCGACGTCGAAGTACGCGAAACGGGGGCAGGACTTGGCTCTTGACGCACTAAGACTGTCACCGAGTGACATAAATAAGCTGCGAGCGCGGCTCCCGACGATGCCGGAGAAGCAGAAACGGCGTACGGCTGAACTCCTCCGAAAATATCGGGAGGAGGTCACAAGAGAAATCAGCAAAGATTCGTTCCTAGACTTCGTAAAACACGTGTATCCGGGCTACAAAGTGGGCCCACACCACTACAGACTGGCGAAAATCTTCGAAGATATTGCCGCTGGACAGAAAAAACGGGTGATTGTGAACATCGCCCCCCGTCACGGTAAGTCAGAACTCATCTCCTACCTCGCTCCGGCGTGGTTTTTGGGTAAATACCCACAGAAGAAGGTCATTATGGCCTCGCATACCGCTGATTTAGCGGTTCAGTTCGGTCGTAGGGTGCGAAATCTCGTTGGATCGGAGGCATATCGTGACATTTTTCCGCAGATTGAGCTACAGGCAGATTCAAAGAGTGCGTCAAGATGGGGTACTAACTTTAACGGCGAGTATTTTGCTATCGGTGTTGGCGGTGCTCTTGCTGGTCGTGGCGCTGACCTATTTATTATTGACGACCCCCATTCTGAGCAAGAGGCAAAACTGGGAAGACCCGAAGTGTTTCTACCAGCGTGGGAATGGTTTCAGTCAGGACCGATCCAGCGACTTATGCCGGGTGGGGCGATTATTGTAGTGATGACCAGATGGAGCAAACTTGATCTTACTGGGCAAATTATCACGCAAATGGAGCGCAGCGAGGATGTGGATCGCTGGGAAGTGGTGGAGTTCCCGGCAATCGACGAGAACGATCAACCTCTCTGGCCCGAATTCTGGCCGATTGAAGAGCTGCTGGCGAAAAAGGCATCACTGGATATTCGCTACTGGAATGCACAGTACATGCAACAGCCGACGTCAGAAGAGGGAGCGCTAATAAAACGAGAGTGGTGGCAGATGTGGGAAGAAGAGAACCCACCACAGTGCGAATTCATCATCATGAGCTTGGATGCTGCACAAGAAGCAAACAACCGCTCTGACTTTAACGCCCTAACAACGTGGGGTGTGTTCTACAACGAGGAAGTAAACAACTACAACATCATTCTTCTGAACTCAATTAAGAAGCGTCTTGAGTACCCAGACTTAAAAGAGTTGGTGTTGGAAGAGTATCGTGAATGGGAGCCTGACTCATTCATTGTGGAGAAGAAGTCTTCTGGTTCCGTGTTGTATCAGGAGATGAGGCGCATGGGTGTGCCAGTACAAGAGTTCACCCCGGGCAAAGGACAAGACAAGATTTCTCGCGTAAACGCTGTCTCTTCACTGTTTCACGGCGGTATTGTGTGGGCACCACACAGACGTTGGGCGATGGAGGTCATAGAAGAGTGTAACGACTTCCCGTCGGGCATTAATGACGACTTGGTGGACTCAACGACATTAGCCCTCTTAAGATTTAGACAGGGCGGTTTTATTCGACTACACAACGATGAACCAGAAGAGATTCAACTGTTTAAATCAAAACGTAACAGGAGCTATTACTGATGCGTATTTTAGAAACTATCAAGTTTTGGTGGCGGGTAAAGAAATATAACCGCAAGCTGTTGAAGCAGGCTAAATACGGCAACACAGACCCATATGTAACGACTAAAGAAGACGTGGACAAGTGGTTCGAGTCAAACCCATTTGAACTTGACCGAGAGCTACTGAATACTCACCACATGGAGCCGGTATCTAAGAGCCGATCCGTGCATATATTTAGGAACATAAAATGAGCATCGAAAAAGGTTTATACGCAGCCCCGCAGGGCTTGGAGCAGGCAATGATGGAAGAGCCTGAACTGGAGATTGAGATTGAAGACCCAGAAGAAGTAAAGATTCGCGCTGGTGATCTTGAGATTGATATTGACCCGGAAGAAGCGCCGGAGGATGAGTTTGAGAAGAACTTAGCAGAAGATATGCCGGAGTCCGTGCTATCTCTACTTGCTAACGACTTGATTGATGAGTACGAGGAGGATGTATCTAGTCGTAAAGACTGGATACAGACGTACGTTGATGGGCTTGATTTGTTGGGGATGAAGCTTGAAGAACGGACAGAACCTTGGGCAGGTGCTTGCGGAGTTACACACCCTCTTCTCTCAGAAGCTCTCGTCAAATTCCAGTCGGAAACGATTATGGAGACTTTCCCGGCTGCTGGGCCGGTTAAGACGAAGATCATCGGTAAGGAGACTCCTGAGAAAAAAGAGGCGTCCGAGCGAGTAAAAGACGATATGAACTATCGTCTGACAGAGCAGATGCCGGAGTATCGCCCTGAGCATGAGCGTATGTTGTGGGGCTTGGGCCTTTCAGGTAACGCATTTAAGAAGGTGTACTACGACCCGTCATTAGGGCGGCAAGCGTCGATCTATGTTCCTGCTGAGGATGTTGTTGTGCCGTATGGCACATCGAGCTTGAGAACAGCAGAGCGTGTAACGCACGTGATGCGTAAGACTGAGAACGAGATTAGGAAGCTGCAAGTAGATGGCTTCTATCGTGACGTTGATCTTGGTGAACCGGTCGATACGTTTGAAGAGATCGAGAAGAAGATCGCTGAGAAGATGGGCTTTCGGATTACGACCGACAGCCGTTATCGACTACTTGAGATGCAGGTTGATCTAGACCTGCCGGGGTATGAAGATGAAGATGGCATTAAGCTGCCATACATCGTAACTATAGATAAGTCGTCGCAGAAGATTCTAGCTATTCGGCGCAACTGGAAGCCGACAGACAAGCTAAGAAACAAGCGTTCGCACTTTGTCCACTACGGCTACATCCCCGGCTTTGGCTTCTATTGCTTCGGTTTCATTCACTTGATCGGGGCGTATGCGAAGTCAGGTACTTCTATTCTGCGTCAGCTTGTTGATGCAGGTACGTTATCTAACCTGCCGGGCGGGTTAAAGACGCGCGGTATGCGTGTTAAAGGCGACGATACACCGATCTCTCCGGGCGAGTTTAGAGACGTGGATGTACCGAGCGGTGCGATACGCGACAACATTTTGCCGCTGCCATACAAGGAGCCGAGTGCTGTATTGGCTGGCTTGATGGACAAGATCATCGAAGAAGGTCGCCGGTTTGCTAACGCAGCTGAGTTGCAGATCAGTGATATGAGTGCGCAGGCACCCGTAGGCACGACACTAGCGATTTTAGAAAGAACTCTGAAGATCATGTCGGCAGTGCAGGCGAGGATTCACTACTCGATGCACGAGGAGTTCCGACTTCTAAAAGAGATCATCAGAGACTTCACCCCACCAGACTACGACTACGAGCCGGTTGAAGGGCGTCCGTCTGCCAAGCAGAGTGATTACGACCAAGTAGATGTGATTCCGGTCAGTGATCCGAACGCTGCAACGATGAGTCAGAAGGTTGTGCAGTACCAAGCGGTACTACAGCTGGCACAAACCGCACCACAACTGTATGACATGCCACTACTCCACAGACAGATGTTGGATGTCTTAGGCGTTAAGAACTACACCAAGTTAGTACCGATGGAAGACGACACGCGCCCGCGTGATCCGATTACAGAGAACCAGAATATTTTGATGGGCAAACCTGTCAAAGCGTTCCTCTATCAGGACCATCAGGCGCACATCGCTGTTCACATGGGGGCAATGCAAGACCCGAAGATACAAGAAATCATAGGGCAGAACCCACAAGCGCAGATGCTACAAGCAGCGATGATGGCGCATATCAACGAGCACGTTGGGTACGAGTACCGCAGGCAGATGGAAGCAACGATGGGCATTCAGCTTCCGAACTACGAGGAGGATGAGGACATCGAGATTCCGAAGGAGATGGAGGTTCAGATTTCCCAAGCGGCGGCGCAAGCTACTCAGCAGTTGGTACAGCAGCACATGCAGGAAGCTCAACAGCAACAGGCGCAACAGCAGATGCAAGACCCGATTATCCAGATGCAGATGCAGGAGTTGCAGATTAAGCAGGCAGAAGTACAGCGCAAGATCGCTAAAGATCAGGCCGACGCCCTCGCACGTGAGAAGCAGTTGCAGATTGAGATGGCGCGGATCGACGCACAGAAAGAGATTGCCGGGGCAAATATGGCGGTCAAGGTCGAGAGTGACCGGATGCGTAGCAACAGACAACAAGAGTCTGAAGGTTTTAGAGCAGGTATAGACCTACAGAGACAGCGTCAACAGCAGGCTAATCGCCCGCCCCCACAGAAAGGGAAGAGTAAATGAACGCGATTGAAGCGATATTGAAAGAGATCAGAGCTCGTCGGGCACAGCTATCCGACGGGCTGGGTAATAGCTCAGCCAAGAGCTATGAAGAGTATCGGTTTATCTGCGGTGAAATTCGAGGTCTCACCGCAGTTGAGTCTTACGTATTAGACCTCGCAAAACACTTGGAGTATTCAGATGACTGAACTAGCCATCGCTACAGAAAGCGGTGAGGTGTCAACCCTGCCACAAACCGCAGAAGAAAAAGCAGCACAACTTCCGGAACCGGCTGGGTACCACATCCTTGTCGCTATTCCGGAGATTGACGATAAGTACGACAGTGGTCTGATAAAGGCAGACCAGACCAAGCATTACGAGGAAGTCCTTAGCACGGTCTTCTTTGTCGTGAAACTTGGGCCAGACTGTTACAAAGATGATAAGCGGTTCCCTAGCGGCCCTTGGTGTAAGCAGGGGGATTTCATCTTAGCGCGGCCTAACAGCGGCACCAGACTGAAGATTCATGGGCGGGAGTTCCGTCTAATTAATGATGACTCGGTGGAGGGTGTTGTCCAAGACCCACGCGGTATTTCACGAGCATAAGGAGACCACCATGCCTATGGAACAAAACGAGTACAAGTTCCCCGACGAGGTCGAGGAAACTACGGCGCAGGACGATGGGGATGATCTTGTCGTTGAGATTGAAGACGACACCCCTGAAGAAGACCGTGGTAAGGAGCCACTTCCCCCCGAAGTAGTCACTTCGCTGGAGAAGCCGGAGGACGGCGGGGATTACCCCGAGGAAGTAGTCAGCCGGTTCAAACAGTATAAGAAGGCTTGGCATGACGAACGTAGGGAGAAAGAGAAAGCCCTGCGTGAGCAAGAAGAAGCTCTACGGATAGCTCAAAACATCCTTGAGGAGAATAAGCGCCTCAAGGCTACCCTCTCGTCTGGCGAGCAGGAGTACATCGCTACGGTAAAAGCGGCGGCGGAAACTGACGTCGAGGTGGCGAAAAGGAACTATCGGGAAGCGTATGACTCAGGCGACGCTGAGAAGTTAGTTGAGGCACAGGAAGCTCTAGTGCAGGC